AATTACAACATCAACTAATGTGCCTCTATCCGAAAAACTATAAAAATATCCAGCAATTCCAATATTTGTATTACCAGTATTGAATGGTATTATATTTTGCACTTGTAGTAATCCAGTTGTGGTATTCCAAGAAACTACCGTTGCTTTCACACCAGACTCATCACCCGTAACAGTTTCATTAACAGTATAATTTTGTCCATTTCCAAAATTTCCATCCAAGTAAATATTAACAATAGCTGCATGGGAAATACCTTCACTTAACTGACCAGCTTCCACAATAGTTGCATATTTAAATGGAATTGCCGCGTCTTTAATTTGATCACCAACTTGGAATAGAGTGGTATTAGTACCTCCAAGTGTCTCTTCAATACCATACAAACTTGAATAGATTCCACCATCTAAACTAATCTGTCCAGCATAATCAGTGTTAGTATTAATTAAGTCTGGAATACCATCTCCAGCACCATCTAGTTCATCATCATCCTCAAATTTTTTATCAACCAGGACACTAATTGGAGAGGTTAGTAAAGTTATACTACTACCAACTTCAGTAATAACAGTATGTGGTAAAACTGCAAGGGGTGAGGAATCTGCTACTCCTGCATCAAATTGCACGATAGAATCTTCAGTCGATGGGATCCCCGCATCAATAAATGCCAGATCATCGACTTGGAATGTCACATATAATTCTTTTGTTTGTGGATTCCAATCATATACTTTCGCAGATTTACTAGTGGAGTTTTCAATTTTTCTTACAATTCTATCCCCAACATTATACTCATAAAGAGATTTTCCATTGGAATCATTTTGAGTATCGTCTAGGACAACACGTTGATCATATCTAAAATTAGTTCCTCTAGTAACACCAGTCAATTTCTGCCTACTCTTTGAGGAATATGTGATTATTTCATTATTCAAACGGATTGTGCCAGATCCAGGGAGAGAATTTGTCGAATTGACATAAATCGTTCCTTGACTTGAAGTAACCGACTGTAGGAGTCCAATAAGAAATGCAGATTTGGAATTAAAAGACTGACGAGTCCTAATCTTTCTCTTTAGAGAAACTAGTTTGGTAAATACAACTTGCGGTAGAGATATATATCCAACACCAGGATCTGTCACTGTAATTTCAGTTACTTTTCCCTGTGATACTGTTGCAATAGCTTTAGCGCCAATTCCTCCGCCTCCAGTGATTAGGACATATGGGGGATCTTGATAATATTCTCCAGGATCATTTACACTAATACTGGTAACTTTTCCAGTTGTATCTATTTTGGCACTACCTCTTGCCCCAGTACCATTTCCCCCACCTTCAAAAATGATTGTTGGGGGTGTGGCATAATTTTGCCCCCTATTCAACAAGGATAAACCAGTAACACTTTGGACAGCTGGTGTGACTTTAGCACCAGTTCCTTCTCCACCAAGCACTTGAGCTGTTGTTGATCCAAAATAGGCATCACCAGGACGTTTCATAGTGATGTAATCAACACCACCAGTGTCATCAAGAATTACTTTTGCTGCTGCACCATTAGCAAATTCCACTGGTAAATTGGTAACCTCATCACCTTCAAATATAGGTGCCCCATAAAATTTTGGTCCTATATTATAGGGATATGTTGGATCTCCAGATACATTCTCAGTTAGAAAGTAAGCATATGTTCCATTTGGATATTCTGGTGTTGGACCATATTTACCGTTGAATTCATCCAAATCTCCAACAGTAGCATCAAAAATATAGTCTTCAACAAAGTCACCTAAAGCATATCCTTCTTGAACTGAGCGTAATCCCAGACCAGGAGTAGTATATGCAAAAATATATAATACAGATGAAGAATCTACAGTTGGTATAATCTGAATTTTTCTTACAGATGCTCCATTAAATCCAGATAGATATTGGGAATATGTAACTTCATCTCCATCTAGATAATATACAATTCCATCAGTATATAGATAGTCTAAATTTCCTATTATTGGTGGAGATCCAACATGCCACCCATCTTCAGTAGTAGAAAATAGTAAAAACTCACTATCGTTTGATGAATCACTTTGATCAAAAGTATATGTTGCACCTCGATCTAAAGTAATAAATTCTAATAAATCTCCATCAATATAAAAACGATTATTGGAAACTGTTACTTCATACTCAATATCAAGTAAATCATTGGATATTCTTGGTCTAGTAGCAAATACTTCCAAACCTACTCTAAATCTATACGATGGAGATAATTTTTTAATTACTCCAGATTCGTCTCGTCCCCATGGACCGTATATTGGATATCCATCAAAAGACATTCCCACAATTTTAGAATGTCCATCTGGATGTCTTGAATAGTCTGGCGATAAATTGGAGATATAGTATGTTGATACATAATAATCATTAATTATTGGACTAGTGTCTGGATCTGGGTCCAATGACATATAACCTTCATCACCAGTATATCCAGACATATATGGATGATGTGCACAGTAATAGTAAACTGGTCCCGTTTCACCAGCAACCATTGTGAAAATTGGTTTAAAAGTTTGCTCATAATCAGCAACGGGAACACCATCAGGATTAGTCGTATATACTTCTCCTGGAATTGGATTATTTGGACCTTCTGGAGTTTTACTAAACTCCATTGGATGACCACTATGATGATCATCATGATGATCTCCTGTGTCTTGTGCATTAGATGGATGACTTTGATTCCAAATTATCTGGTAACCAGACTTTAGTTTGATGTCTGATGGTGCAAGATAGAACTTATTGTTTTCAAAATTACCAAATTCTTCAGCTTCATCTTGAAAATTTATATAAAATAATCCTTCTGGAAAAGCAATTGGATGATCAGAAATTTTGAAAAAGAATCCATTAATACCACGGGCACTATCATTTTTTAAAAATATACCCTGTACATTTCTTAAATATAATCTAATTATTTGATTTTGATTATTTTTGATAATTTTAGCAACTTCAGCACTTGCATTTTTGCCGACAAGATTAAATGTGCTACCAATTGAAATTGCACCAACACTCTGATCAACGTTAGTTACACTGACCATAATGTTATCGAATTCTACTTTTATCAACCACTCAAAAGGTTGAATGAATCCATTTTCAAAAACACCATTAGTTTCTCTAAATTGAGTTATTAATTTACTGCTTTGATGAAAATATGTTTGATCTTCTATAACACCGTCATATTCATCTTGAGTGAGGAGATAGTTATGCTTTACAGTATCAACATTAAAGTTGACTGGAGTATCACCAAAACTTCCAAAATTTGGTGTGTGTAGTAAAACTCCATTTGCTAAAATGCCTACGGATTTATCTCTTTGGTCTAATCGATCATCTGGATTGGATGGTACATTTTTCCCACCTCTATAAATGAAAGTTTGATTAAATTCTCTATCTTCTAATACTCTATCATCTTCATCGTTTGATCTTTGAGCACCATCAGCAATATCGGCTGGTTTAGGATCATTATCACTTAAAATGGTTAGTCTATCTGTCAATTTTTGATCGACTTCATCAAACTCTGCAGATGTTATAGAATTTGGATGTGATTGCCATATGCGATTAATATCAAAAGTATTAACAACATCTGGTGTATCTGAAAGTGGGGTAATAACTATTCTTAATGGATCATACCCCAACCCAGATTCCAATACTCGCACATGAGTAATTTTTCCAGAATCTGCATCTATAATTGGATACAAAACAGCTTCTTCAATAGGCACTCCACATCCAGTGATGGTCAATTTTGGTGGATCTAATGGATCATATTCCGATCCGCCATCCACAATTTTAATGGATTTTACACCAAATACTTCATTGAAGATTGGCTCAATTACAGCTCCAGATCCAGGTATAACTCTTGCCATTTATATTATATTATTGTACTACGTTGATTGTGCCATTCATCAATGAATGAATAGTGCATTGATAATATAGAGTTGCTGGTGAATCCATTGGCACAGTCCAGTATAAAACATTCGTGCCAGATCCAGATTGCCCCGTTGTATATGGCACTCCATTTAAACCTTGAGTTGACTGTATTCTAAATGGATGTGCGCCACCATTTGTAGAATTATCAAATGCATAGGTAAATCCTCTATGTACATAAATTGTTGGATCCTCCGTTGGCGCAGAAAATCCTGGTCCACTAAAAGTGTAATGATTGCTTAGTGATGCTGATAAGTCCCACCAAATCATTGGACTACGACTTACAACCCAATCAGTCCCATTCCAATATAAATTGTCTCCTTGAGCAGGAGTTGTAATAGCAACATCATTTAGAGAATTAAATGTAGAAATAATAGTGCCATCAAAATTGATTGTTAACGTATCACCACTGATTATGGTTGCAATACTAGTGCCGCCAGTAATCGTTAGTGTATCAGTTGGAGTATTAGCAGTTGTAGATCCGCTATCTGCAGCAACAGTTGCAAATACATTAACAGAACCAACACCAGCATTATCAGCGGCGGGAGCCCAATTACTGCCACTCCATTTTAAAACTTGGCCAGTAGTAGGTGCGGCCGTGACAGTATCAACATCTTTAAGAAGATTGATACTTGAATATTCTGTTAAAACTTTAGCTTTTACATTTCCAACGCCACCACTAGTAATATTAATGTTTACATATGGATTATCGTCCCCACTAACTGTATAAAAGTATCCCCTATAAGCAACACCTGTTCCTGTTGCTGGTGGAGCAGCTGCTAGTGATGCGTATTCGTTTCTATATTTTACCTTTGTTGGAAAATCAATTATTGCACCAGTGGTGCCACCAAAAGAGCTTGTTACACCTCCGTGTATAATTGATAATCCACCAGTACCAGCTGGATCGATGGTAACACTATTATTTCCAGTGGATGTAATTAATCTATTATTAGTATCTAAGTTTGCAGTCAATTGGGAAAAATCGGTTGCAACAAATGAAGATCCATTATATCTCAATACTTGACCAGTAGCTGCACTAGTAACGCTCACCTGTAAGGTTGATCCATTTCCAAGAGCAGTATACAATTCGTCAAAGTTTGAATTCCATTTAGAAGCACCAGCACGAAGAGTATCTCCAGTGTTGTCATTTGCTGTAGTGCCAATACCAACTAGTTGCTTAGCCATTGATTTTAAACTTTTTAGTTATTTATGGTGTTTAAATTTATCTAATTTCTGGTGGATAATCATTTGGATCTGGTGAAACCCAATCATCATCTACCAGAGTTTCGATCACAACGGATGGATTTTGATATCCAGTCCCAGATTCAACAACAGATATACCAGAAACACCAACCAGTGCTTTAATCTCTGCTTCAAATCCAGTGATAGAATCGATTCTAACTGTTGGTCTAGAAGTGTAACCAGATCCACCAGCAGTTATAGTTGCATTGGAAATATATCCAGAAGTTAAATTACATGTAGCTTGAGCACCCTTACCAAATATAGATCCAAGATAATCAAATGTTATCAAAGAGTTTGATGATTCAATAACTGCAACTTCTCTGTCTGTAGTTTCTCCTTGGATACTGATAAAATCTCCAGCCTCAATAGGTGGTACAACTTCTGCAGCATCCACATCAGCTTCAGATCCAACATAAGAGAATGCAACAAAAGTAGATCCAACACGAGGTATTTCTGTAAAGATGATTCTAGAACCAACAATTTCAAATCCAACTCCAGGTTCTTGAATAACACCATTAACTGAAACTATAATATTATTTTCTGGTTTAATAGAAGTTGATTGGATACCTTCGGTAAGAGTTAGTGAATAGAAAATTCCATTTCTCTTCAAGTTAAACGATTGTCTCAATGAATCAAATTCTGAAGAAATATCATCTAACTGTCTCAACTTACCCACATAGAATCCCGTGAAGGAGGATCCCAATGATGGGGGCTCGGTAAACTGTATTTTATCGGAAAATGCAGTAAATGCATTTGTTGCTCCAGGTGGTTGCAATGTGCCATTAATGAATATTAAGAGATGCCCAGCAGGATCTGGGAAGTATTGCTCACCATTACCAAATGTTAGATCAAATGTAGTTTGCACTCCATCAAATCCTCTAGTTGCACGTTTGACCCTACCCTTGACTTCTATACGATCTAAAATACCAGCAACATAATTTCTAGCAATTATACCATCTCTAAGTGTGATTTCTCCAATTACATTCGATAGGAATAATCTTTGACTTGTGCCAATTGTAATAATATTTTCCACTAGCGCAGATCCAGTTGCAGGATTTACAACAACTGTAGAAATTGATGCTTGTCCAATAGCAAAATTTTGAAGACCATAATACACAATAGTATCACCATTTGATAGTGATCCATTTATAGGATAAATGTAAAGATAGTTATTAATCAAATCAACTTCTGTGATTAGAGCAGTATTATTAATATCCTGCACTCCATTTGTAAGTTTATAGATTATTCCACCTTCAGCAAATTCATTCAGCGTACCAGTTATGTTGATACCGATTCTATTATGACCATTTGAAATTATTCTGTCTCCAACTTCTATAGAAGTACCAGAAATATAAGCAGTATCAATATATAATCTTGTATTTTCTGCGTAAACAACGGCAGTTTTTTCAAATTCTCCAACTAAAGATTCTGTATCAACTTCAATTCTACCACCAGTATTATCTAAGGCAGCGGCTTCATTTCTATTTAAATTAACAACTTGTGCAGTTGCATTTGAAGTATAACCTTCAAATATCTGACCATCTTCAAAATCACCCAGTAACTCAATAATGTGTAATCTATTTTCAATTTGATCCATTGAGCAAGTTGTGCCATTTTCATCACCAACTAAAATACTACCAATTGTAAATGGTAATGTACCAGTTGATATAACATCAATATACGAAATATCATTATCATCGGTGTGGAATCCATATACAACACCAAATACTGTTGAGGTTGCTCCTTGTTTTCTAACAATTTCATTCATTGTAAATGGACCATCTTCAATGTCACCATCAATTCTGAATCTTTGATATACTTTGGCAATTTTTGCCTCATTTAAGGAAATTGCTCCAATTTCAGCATAATTATTTGCAGATAATGCATAAACGTTATCTCCACCAACCACTTCGCCACCAAGAGGTACTGTAATATCTCTAATTCCATAAGTCGAATTTGGCACATCAATTCCACTAATAGAATTAATATTAGTATAGTAATCACTATCAGAAAGTTGATTGACAATTATTGATATGCAATTTCTAACTATTCTATGAATTGAATATGAATCATAGTAAGATAACCAACCAGCATTTGTATAGGATAAGAATCCAGCAAATGTTGAAGGAGATGGTAGATTTTGAAGAAGTGTATTTAGCGATAGATCCTCAAGGAGCGTCAATGCATACTTTTTAATATTATATTCTTTATTTACAAATAATTTTTGACCAGACACTGCCTGATAACCATCAACTGCATTGATATTAATCTTAGATCCCCAAATAAAGAATCCACTTGTAGTATTTCCTGCAAAGCTCAAACTACCAGCAGGGTTTTTAAACGCAATGTGTGCTCTAATATTACTATATCCATAAGGAATAGATGCCGTTATATAAATTCTATACCATCCATTTCCATATGGAAGCATAGCATGAGAAACATTGCTAAATGTGGAATTAGTAAAGAAGTTTTCGACAACTCCTGTAGAAACATTTACATCAAGTCGCAATGAAGGAGTTGCAGCAGTATCTACCCTATATGATAATCTAAGTCTCCCATATCCATTAGCTTTTACAAAGTATGATATTGTAAATTGTTGAGTTGTTGTGGTTGAATTTGGACCATTATCATATCTGAGTGTTTCATTATCAAATCTCACTCCATTGCTATCATAAGTTTCAAAAGATGTTATATTATATTGCCTATAAACTTCATGCACACCATTAGTTGAGGTTGGTTTGAAACTAATTGCAGTATTAGTACCATCTGGTGCTAAAGAATTATTATTTAATATTGTATTATTAGTGCTTACCCACGATGTAGCATTATAAAATTCAGAATTAGTAACTAAGTTAGTAGAGAAAGTTTCACTTTCAACTAAATTTGTAAGATTTTTTGCAGTATTAATACTTTGAATATTTGCAATATTGGTAAACCATTTAAATGCCGCACCAACACCGCCAGTAGGAATTACTGCTGTTACAGATCCCTGTGTCAGAGTTTGTCCAACTGCCATAGCAGTGCCTGTAGTTGGTCCAAGATATACGACATCTCCAGTATCTTCTAAGACAGTTGCAGACCCACCAGCGCCGTTTGTGACTGGACTACCAGCAGTAAATCTAGTGGTATTATATACCACTGTTGCAGTGCCTAGAGCTCCTGTGGTTGGATTTCCACCAGTAAATGTTACTGTTGGTGGATTATTTGGATCATATCCCTTACCTCTATTAGTAATAGTAATAGATTCTACAAATACTGTTGTATTAATTGTGATAGTTGGATCTACTGATGTAGTAGATGTGTCATTTTGTGTAAGCGCAAAATCATAGCCAACGCCAGTCGGAAATACAGCTTCAGTATCAATAAATCCAATTCTATACAATCCATAGTTATCTGTTGCCGTTCCACCAGCACTTCTTTGCACTCTCCATCTAGTACTAGATGTCTTAGCTGCTGTTCTGATGGGAATATCCACGTAATTTAGCGTTGCAAAATTAGTATAATTTTGGTTTTGACCATTAATACCAGATGTTCCCGCATCACCACCAAAAATGATGGTGTCATGAGTAACATATGTTGCTCCATTGTCAATTGAATAAAGGAGAGTTAAATTTTGACCAGCAGCTGCGGGAGCTTCTCCCCCATTTGTATTATTACCTGCAATAGCATAGACTCTAATAGTATCATATGCTGTCATATCATATGGAGTATTGATGGTAGCGGTATTTGCTCCAGCACCTGCTCCAAACTTAACATAGGATTTACCAGCATTAAAATTGCCAGTTGTACCAGATCCAGTACCATTTGTTACTGTTGCACAACCAGCACCCAATGTATAAGATGCGGTGTTTGTGGATCTAAAATCAAATACTAATCCATCATAGCGGACTGCACTAATTCCACCTCCAACTGGATTTCTAACTGTACTACCACCCCAACCACTTGTACCAGCTCCAATGAATATTAATTCTGGGGCATAGTTAAAATTAGATCCAGCAGAATTGATTACAATAGATGTTAATTTTCCACCATTACTTAAGTTTGCTGTTGCTGTTGCAGCAATTCCGCCAGCGCCAGGATCACTAATTTGAATGGTTGGAGTTGATTGATATCCAGCACCAACATTAGTTAAAGAAATTACACTAATAACGCCTTCTCTAAGAAGAGAAATGGGTTGAGCAGTGGTTGAATTCGTAGTAGAAGTATCAGTTAATGTGATATCATGAATGATATCATCAGCAATCTGATTGATAAATGTAGTATCGTTAGGTGTCCAAGTACCTGCCCCAAATTGTGTATCAACATTTGCTTTTATTTCTTCCTTAAAATAATTTTTATTGAAGAGTAAAATTCTTCCGCCATAAATTCCATCATCTCTAGAAGGAGATAATGCATCGATTAGTGTATCCCAAAGATTTTGGTATGCCGATACAACATCATTACAATCTGCTTGCGTATAGTTACCATTTCCATTTGAATCGGTAATTGTATTATCACGATAAGCATTTTGTGTGGTATATAACGCAGCATACTGATCACCAGTTACAGATGCATTCTTATTGTAAAGTAAGTTATTTACTGCTTTAGACCCTAGGAATTTAACTTTTTCAAAAGCATATAGTGTTGCTAATAATTGATCTTCAACATGTTCAATTCCACCATTTTGAGTAACATAAAAATTAATAGATTCAACAGTATTTGCATTTCCACCAGTTATTAGATCAGTAATTATGCTATCAATGATTAACTTGATATCTACTTGACATCTTGCTTTTCCACCAAGAGGATAAGTAAATGCCAAGTAATTTGTAGTACTTAAAGTATATGTAAAATCTTTTTCTAGGATTTCTACAGCCTCTTCAGCAATATAATTTTTGTTAAAATATAGTAAGTTGCCAGCATCTCTATATCTGTCTCCAGTAGGAGCAAGAATATCATTAGCAAGAGAAATTAATGTATCAATTGCATCTCTTACATTTTGACAATCGCCAGCATCAACCGTTATACCCCAAGGTTGAATAATTGGTTGATCTGTATTTGCACTAGTTAAATCTCCAATTACTGCTTGTTTTGCATAGTATCCGAGACGTTCGTGTGCATATAGAGATTGTAGTAGTTGCAATCTAACATGTTGAATTTCACCATTATTCTTAATATAGAATTTAACCCCAGTTACTGTATTGAAATTACCACCATATTGAATGTCTTTTGCAACTGCATCAAGAAGTAATCCAAGATCAGTTTTACATCTTTCAGTACCACTTCCATCTCCATCCTCATTTCCAGGCATAGTTAAAGCTAATTCTGGATATTTTTGAAGCATATCATATGCAGTCTTATCAACAATAGCCTCTCTATTATATCTAATTAGATTTGCTGCATCATAGAATCTATTTCTAGATGCAGTATCAATTCTTCTAGTGACAATATAGTCATCAACATTATTAACTTGATCTATATCAAATGGCACACTATAATATGCATCAACATATGCGCCAAGATACTCATATACAGGAGCAACCCTCGTTAAAGATCCTAGATAATCACCAGTTGGATAAGTTACATTTGGTGTTTGTGCAATAGTAATAGTATCGATTAGGATATCAAGTAGATTTGCAATTGTATCCTTAACATCTGTACAATCGGTAGTACTATAATTTAAAACATTAACAGAATTAGCTGCTGCACTTACAAATGTATGTGTAAACTGTGCATCTGCTGGAGATACACCAACATTTACCGTAAATGTATTAACAGTTGTTGATACAATAGGAAGCACTCTATTATATGCTCTAGTATCAGAAACTCTTGGATGCTTAAGTTGTCTATAATTTCCATCACTGGTGCATGTGAATGTTAATGACTCTGGATCTATAGATATATAATTACTTGTTGTCAATCCATGACTAGATACGGTAAGTATAAGTAGTCCTGTAGCAGGATTATAAGATGCATTTGTTGGGGTTAACTGAGTGATAGTATTATTAGAATCAGTAAGTGTAGCATTAGTTACCTGAGTTAATCCGTGATTACCAATAACTGAAATAAAGACATTGTTTATGACATCCTGACATACCCCAATTAGATAATTATACACCCAGAGTGTTTGTGCTTCTTCCCCAGCAACATGTCTCAAAGTAACTGGCGTGACAGTGCGATTTACATATAATGCAGATGCATCCCACATGTAGCTATTGCCACCATTTCTTAGATCTCTTGCAAGCTCTTCAACAATATCGATTACATCATCAACACAAGACTGAGATCCAGTTGGGACACTAAATGGTGAGAATGGTGAAGAATTTTCAAGTCTATAAACGATCTCTCTAGCCATAAATTCTTTATTGTCTAATAGAAGATTGGCCGCATCTAGATATCTAAATGTTTTACCAGCAAATCCAGTTGGAATTGTTGTTGGATTTGCAAGTACAGTAGCACGAATTGAATCATTGGAAAAATCATTACCTTTAGACCAGGTTGCTACTCCAGACCAATCTTCAGTATAAGTTTGGTTATTGGCACCATCTAAGTGAAGTAATAGTTTTGTATTTGTATCACCTTGGAATATTCCAGTTGCTGGAGTAAAGTTTGCCGTATACCTTGTAGTATCAGACACTCTAACCTCATCAATATACGCATTTATTTCGTATTGATTTGCATATGATGCAGAATAACCAATATTCAATCCTGTGGCGTCAGTAACTCCTGCAGAAGTCCCAGTGTGAACCAAATTTCCATTAATAAATGATTTAATTGTATTTCCACTCCTTGACCAAGCAACATGAGTCCATTGACCAACTGAAACGCCAGTACCAGTTGTTTGCTCGTTAACAGTGGTATTTGTATATGATGTTAAGTATAAAGTGCCAGAGACATTGCGAATACCCCAATACTGATTAGCACCAGTAGTTGCAAACACCATAGAATATTCTTCTGCTGGAATATCTGGTAAATGAATCCATGCTTCAAGTGTATAATTTACAAAATCAAATTCTGTGGTATTGGATATGCTGAGATAATCCATATCCCCATCCAATCTTAAAGAAGTTGTACCAAACTTCTTCTGAATTGTGGAAAGTTTTGCATTGCCATTAAAAACTACAGTATGAAAATCTGCCCCAATGCTGGTAGATCTACCCATCTTACCGAGATAGACTATACCTCTTGGTTTGTTGAATCCAATAACTTCAGCTTTACTATTTTCCGATCTGATAATTTGTCCTGGTGAGAAAAATCCACTTCCCTCAAAATTTTTACAACTTAATTTCCTAATTTCAGCAACATCAGATGAAGTAAAATTACCACTTTGTCCTCTAAAGGATATTAAGTAATTTCTAATGAATTCTTCATCTTCAAAATTGCCTGTTTGATTATTAGTCAATAAGACATTATTACTAATGAATTCTGTTGATGGGAATTTAGCATTAAATGGAGTTTGATTATCATTAAAATCAACTAAAGATACAATCGATTTTGATAAGTCATCAATAATTGTATTTGGATAATTAGCAGAAGTAATTCTATTGAATAGGAATGCAAAGAATGCAGATCCATCAGAAATAGTAACACTTGGGATACTCTCATTAGTATCTTTAACTTTATAAACTGATAATGCTAAAACTCTAGAGACTACCTTTGATCCAGCAGCAACAATAACATCATTAACTTTAATATCAAACAGTCCTGGCGTTGATTGGTAAGTACCAGTAGTTTTACTAATAACAAGTTCATTAGTTACTTGAATTTCTGTGCCATAAATTGGTGTCGCTTCATTGTAATTGACAGCTGTAGTACCAGATTGTGCTCTTTGTACTGTAATTGTTGTTGATTGCGATCCTTGTGATACATCAGTAACTTTAATAAGTTCTGATCCAATTTGGTAATTTTTACCACTAACAAAAGTGGCAGCACCAACAGGACCAGATCCATCAGTTTGTACAACTTCAAATGTCGTAGTTCCAATACCAATTGAGAATCTAAGTTCTGCAATTGGAGTATCGGATCCAGTTGCCAAGTTTACTTCTTCAACTTTTGCAGTTTTGCCCTGCAAATTCCTAATTGTCTCGCCAAAAATGTATAGACCAATATTATCAATATCTGCTTTTGTTGCAATATTTCCAGCAAAACCAGTTGATCCTGCAGTGACAAATTCACCAATGGTAAAGTTGCCTTGAGTCATGTATCCATATACATCATTGCCCTCTACAAGAGTAACAACTAATTTTGGTGGTCCTGCAAGAGATCCTGTTATAGTATTTCCAACCAGAGGATAAAATCCACTGACATTATTAAATGTCAGTTTGATAGTATCAATTTGCTCTATTTCTGCAACAGCATATTGCACTTTTGCTGGAGGTGCTGGTGGCTGAGCAAATACAATTGAATTACTTTGAATTTCAAATGAAGTGCCAGGAGTTTGTGCAATTCCATTCAAAATAACCATTAATTGATTTTCATTTGCAATAACTTGCTGGCCATCTACAGTTAATGGGAATGAAATTCTTTCCCCGTCAAATAGTGGTGAAATATCATCCAATCTTTGTACGGTTGAAGTCAAAATTTGCTCAGAAGATGTAAGTCTCCTCTGTCTGAATAAAACTTCAGTATTATTAAAATCCTGATAAATTGGCTCAACTAGGGTAAAATCTTGAATATTTGGTACAATTGCTTCTCTAGCCAATTCTACAGACTTTGTTAATGAAAAATCTGTTTCTCTGTTAGCAATATATGAATTTTCATTTAGACTCAATTGACCAAAAACCTTAAATGATGCTGGATGCACATTCTTAATAACTGGATCTTTCCAGTCATTAATTAATATTGAAGAGTCGATAGCATATGAGAAATCTTGATAATAGTAAGAATCTTGCACTCTTTGTACAATTTCTGACGGTTTTCCAATATCATCAATAAATTGTCCAGATGTCTTAGTAATTGCTCCAATTTCTAAAACACCCTTTGCAATATTCAATTCAGCAATCGTGCCAGATGATTTTGAAATAACACCTGTTATTTTCTCATTAACTACAAAATCTCCATTTCTATCAGTAATTTTCAGCAGTCTAGGTCCAATTTGCCATCCACCATTTGTTGAAACATATCCAGTAGCAGTGGCAGTAGCAAAACTTGGTCCTTGATATACCAATTCACCTTCTAAGAAGGTAGAAGTTTCAACCGTAGCCTCAGCTGATCCACCAAATGAAGTGGTTAAAAGTTGCTGTCTTCCTAGACCAGCATTGACAAATGTTATGGCATCTCCTAATTCAGCATTAGATTCGGTAAGTGCTAATTGTAATTGATCATCTTCTAGAGAATTCTCAACTCCAGAGATTGCATAGTAAGTTGTGGTGCCATTTAATCTACCGATAGATCCAGCGGCAAGTGGAAATTCTGCACCATCTCCAATATCAACAACGTTTAATGTTACTGGCGCACCATTTACAATTCCATGTGGAAAAGCAAATTGTAGTAGTCCAAGATCTAAATTAATAATATAGTTGAATGAAGATTTCAATTCAACTGTTGGTTCTGATGAATATCCAGATCCAGGATCTTTAATATAAATTTGCTCCAGTCTTCCATTTCTTATGGTAGATTCAGCAATAGCACCTGATCCGCCGCCGCCAGTAATTATAACTGCAGGTGGTTGTGAATAACCATTACCAGGATTGGTTACTCTAATACTAGATAATACGCTAGTATTAATTAATTGGGCATTAACTGGGAAGGTTATTTCTGGACGGAGCGTATAATCATGAGTGTAATCAAATCCAAAATTATTATTTTTTAATTTCTTGATTTTTCCTACACTAGATCCTTTAGTAAAAATAGATGCTCCAGTTCCAATTGGTGGAATAACCACATTCAATACCGCACCAGATCCAGTAAGTCCAGTGCCTAGAATTCCAGGAATCCCATCAACATCAATAAATGCAGTTGTATAATTTTTACCAGGAGAAGACACAGTTACATCAACAATCTGTCCTGGGATGATATTAGCTTCTTCATCAGTTGTATTGTCAACAATTATTGTGACTAATCCACCTTCACCATCTCCCTGAATTGGCACGTTATCATAAGTGCCATTCGCATATTCAGTACCAGGATCTTCAATTTCAACTCTTTCAATTTTTCTAGTTGATTCAATTCCAGTAACGATTGGCAATCTCTGATAAAATCCACCACCACTGACTAAACGAATATTGGCAATAGGGCCAACAGCTCGTGTAGAATCGGTAGAATATGATGTCTGCTCAGGAATGGCAACGCCTTCTGGTTCTGATTTAAGAATAAACGTCATTGCATTATCACCAGTGGTGATATTTCCTCCAGAAGTGGACACAACATCAAATGGTCCAATATAAGGACTATTACCAATATCTAAAAATGCTCCTGAGGAAATAGGGCTATCATCACCACTTCTAGATGGATCAAAGTAATAAGAAATATTCGTAATATATTCTTTATCAACTTTTAACTTGACTGAAGGTGGACTTCCTGATAATACAATACCTGGAGTGCCAATTCTTTCAATAGAGTTAAAAGAATATTCAAGTTTATTTAAACTATCTTTTGAGAAAGATAGGTTTGCTCCAAGAAGAGATGAATGGGACATATCAAAAATATATTGATGCCCATAATACATCTTCAGGTTTGGAGATTTAATAAAGATACTGACATCATTTGGAATTGTAGATGGACTTGTAATTGCAACCGATGGTAATTTATAAGTAAATTCTTTTTTACTAATAATCTTATCTACAGCGAATGACCCATCATACTCATCATATACAACATTACTTACAGTTTGACTTGGATTACCATCAACATATATTTGTGATCCTTCACTTAGATAATGAGAATTTGTGGTAATCACATAAACTTGATCAGTATTGCTAACTGCAGTTACTTGTAAAATCTTATTAAGATTTGTGGTAAGAGTGATATTTGTTACCGCCGTCAAACCAGTAATAGTTAAAATATTATAAGCAGCATTAAAAGATATATTACTGTTTGTTAGCGAAATTACAGATCCTGGAATATATGGAGATGTGCCACTGATGCTGTTAATCCTTACCTGATAGATTGCTGTTGCACTATATGGTTGGAATGTTGCATACTCATCAAGATTATCAATACCTCCAACTGGTGAAGGTGTACCATAATTAGATAGATTAATTACAAATGTACCAGGTGTTGTATTAGTTACCTCACTAAAAACATAATAATCAAATATATTTGTGTCACTTACTACTGGCCCACGAATACCAAAAGTTGTTTGCTCATCAAATCTTTCTGTAGATAATCTACCAGTATTTAAATCATTTAACCAAGAATTATTATTTACAGCAAGATATACTTGATTTAAAGTTTTATCTACCTTAACAATATATCCACTATTGACAAAATTTCCAGATGTATTTTTTAAGACCAGTTTTGCACCAACAGTAAAGTTAAATGCTTGATTAATCGTTAACTTTTGGATATTATCAATCTTTTTAGTATTAGTTACTTTAAAATAATATCTATTTTTAACAATTGCTTCCGCCTTTAATTTTTGAGATCCTGGTGATGGTACAGTTGCATTTCTGAAGGACCAAATATCAGAAACATAGTTGATATTTGTTAAGTCTGAAACGTATAGTGTTGTTGCCTCAGAAAAATCAAGAATTTGCAATCCAGCATTACCAAGTGTATAACCAGCAGATGAAATAGTTAAGGTACTTGCTGATGATGATACAGTCTCTCTTTGTAAGGTAAAGGTTGTATTATCTTGGAAATCATTTGTGACCAATCTAACAAGGTCTTGGTCTTTATCACTCTTAATTCCAGATCCATATGATTCCACATAATCATAACGATCTAAATTATTACTAAACCATGCATCATCAACCCAATCATATGTTAGTGGGAAGTTTTGAGTTGCTGGAAGAGTAATACAGTCGGATGGTACTGATGGTATTACTGCATAACTTCTCAATCTAATAAAATCTACATGGAATCGTCCTTGACGGTCTGCAGTAAATGCACCAGCGACACCACCCCATCCAGGTTGATTCCCAATATAAACATCTTTATTTCCTAAAGATGTTGACTGGACTGTTCCAGTCATGACTTCAATACCATTTACGTAAGCAGTAAAAACATTACCAGATTTTCTTAATCCAATAAATTGCCAACGATCATTGAACCACATATTTGTTTGCGATGATTCTAATGATCCAGAGGCCGCTGTTAATGCTGTTACATTATTAGTAACTGTAAGTTTTAACTTACCAGTGGAAATATCATATCCTAGCCATAGACCTCCAGTTGTGGTTGTTGCATCACCTATTGCAAATAGGGTTATATTAGTATTTGATGAGTGCTGTATGGATGATGGTTTATGAACCAACATATCAAATGTCCAATCACCAGCAAGTTTACTACCTAAAGCAGATCCCAAATGCTTTATGTAAGCAGTTACGGTTGTTGCAATCGTAGTAGTGTAACCTCTTATTGTTGCATAACCACTCCCAAATATTAATGCTTGATTTGCTCCAGATCCAGTACCAACTAAAGTTGGAGTATAGTGATTTGTTTTATCATATGCAGTGTTTCCTGTTGCATCTCCAATCACAGGAGCCCCGTTAAAATCGTAGACAAATTCATTCCTATTAATGTAAGATTGCCCAAATACATAATTATCACCAGAATTATCAGTTTCGATAGTGATTGGATAGAAACCTTCAATATTAGATCCAGATGTAGATGGTATAAATCTTTCTTTAGTATGAGTTAGTAGAGTGCCATCATATTTAATTTTTACATTTCCACCATAAATCTCACCAGAATAATTTGTGTTTGCTCCAACTGGTAGAGTTTCTGCTGAAGTATTTACTGCGCTATACGCAAAATGAAGATCACCAAAAATATCAACTGAAGATTTGGTTGCTACTTTGGTGCTATTTGATCCAGTAGTATATCTGTAATTCCATATCTGATTGCCACTTTGATCATACTTACCAACCCAGAAACTATCAGTAATTGATGGAGTTGCTTTTAATCTACATGTAGCAACAACATATAACTCACCATATTCATCAGATGTTAGATTTATATCAGTAAATGCATAATTTGCATTGGATTGCTCTTTTATCCACACAACTTCTATAGAAGTTGATAATACTGTAACTTTTCCTAAAGATAGGTTAGTATTAGTAGATGAAGATGTTGTAGAAGTTTCTAAGGTAAAGAATAAAGATCCATCTACCAACTGCATTGAGGTTAATTTTTCAGATCCAGTAGCTGAAGCTAATTTTCTCTTAGTAACAAAAGAACCAGCTGTATCAATTACACCAATAAATGCATCAAAAGCAGATGTAGAATTTGTATTTGTGAATCCTCCGATTGCAAATCTATTTGTTGAAATTTTTACAAGAGAAGTGATATTATCAGATCTTGTAGATCCAGAAATACCAGCATATGCCTTTTGAAATGATAAACTTGCACTCAATCCATCTACAGCCTCTGTGTATTTTACTAAAATAATATCTGGATTATAAACAGAAAGAGAACTACTATTTGGAGAATTTTGTCCGACAATCCAAATATTGCCATTATCGACCACCATCTTCTTAAATTCAAGATTTGTCGGTACACCAACTGGAAGATTTGAATTGAGAGTTTTTGAATATTCTTCTGCTCCATCTGCGGTCAACTTAGAGAAAAATCCAATTGTATTACCGTTACTATCAACAGATGATCCACAAATGTATACTTGTTTCGATGTTGTAACTATAACATCATTGATCTTAATCTTTGATTGTCCTCCAGATGCACGAGAGACCCAATATTGCGCTTTTTTGAATATTTGAGGATGTGAAATTAGGAGACGTGGATTACTAGTATATGAATTTCCAGAATTAGTAATATTAACTTGCGAAATAGCACCAAGGCTATCTACTACAGATTCTACAGATCCAGATTTCCCATCACCACTAACCGTAATTACTGAAGGAATATCTTCGTTATATCCACTACCGTTTTGAGTAACTACAATTTCTTCGATACCCTTAAATTGACGAACAACAAATGTTTTATTTGTATTGTCCATTATTGGACTATAGTCAACATAAATTTTATCACCACTCAATAAAGTATGTGGAACTGTAGTTGTGATTGTGCCATAAATTTTATCATCTAAAATTTCATAAGTATAAGCTTCTACTTTTTCTCCTCCAATTCTGGAAATTCTAGCTGAAGCTCCATTTCCATTAGTACCAGTATTATCAAATATTAGAATATCATTAACTTGATAGTTTTGTCCTGGATTTTCAACTGTAAATCCTGTTACAGAGGCATCTTCAAATTTTGTAGTAGTTTCTACTTCAATATCAACTTTAGAATCAAATTTAACTTTTGGAAAATAATCAAATATCTGAAGAGGTGCCTCTTCTAATATTTCATCTGGATCAGAAGTTTCATCAGGAGATATGATGCCATCTCTATTTTCATCTTCAATTTCAAATCTTAGAATATCCCCATTTTCTAGAGTAATTGAATTTTGAGATGCATTTGGAGTTCTTTCAACATCAATATCAACATTCTCATATGGATCACGATATCTGACAACTCCAGTTGGAATATTCTGCTGAATTGCAGAGGCACTCAAATTCCATTCATCAACTAAAGAATTATAATTTGGACCGATTATGTATGGGAAAACAGGATTGCCATCTGCACTAGCATCAATGGTTATAAAATAGCAGTACTGACCATTAGGAAAATCTGGTGTTTTACAGAATCTACCATTATATTGATCTAAATCACCACTTGCAAAATTATATTCGTAATCTTCAACAAAATCACCAACAGGATATTCATCTAATGAAGGCCCCTGCACTCTTGCTGGATATGGATTAATTATAGAATCATAGATTACATTAGATTTTAATGCATAGGAACTACGCATTCTAGAAATTGGTGATGTAGTGCTAGTAGGGTCAGAAAATGCATAAGGACCGTAAATTGGATTTCCATCAAACGCCCAACCCAAAATAGGAGAATGCTCAAGTTGCTCAGTTTTCTCTTGAATTTCGTCATTTACAATAAACAGATTATCACCAAGAATATATCTTAATCTTTGTGGATTTGAAACGTGAGCATACTCTCCGCCATACTGAGTATTATACCCAGTGAAAATTGATCCTCGTGCAGAATCGTAAGTTGTAGTTTTTTCAAGATTAAATGTCCATTCTGATAATTGTGCATCAAATACTGCATTTTGACCAATGGAGGTTAAATTTATCAATGTTGTACCAGACTTATATCCAATACCCTTGTTTAAGATCACAATAGATGTGACTTTTCCAGCATTTTCGCCATCTAAGTCAATAACTGCTCTAGCAACAGCACCAAAACCTTCCCCCTGTATTGTTACTTCTGGAGCGGTAGTATATCCAACACCGCCAGAAATTACTGCAATAGATACAATTCTACCATTGCTAATAATTGGTTGAGCAGCTGCGCCAACGCCAGAGCTTAGGGTTACATTTGGATCTGCTGTATAATCTTCACCTCCATCCGTAACTAAAACACTTTTAATCGGACCTCTTACAACTGCGGTGCCAGTTGCGCCAGAACCACCGCCGCCGACGATACTAATCTCAGGTTTTGATGTATATCCAGATCCACCATTATTGATCAGTATATTAGATACCTTACCTTTTGTAATAATTGCTGTTGCTGAAGCACCAGATCCACCTCCACCAACAATAGACACTAGTGGGCTGGAAGTATACCCATTACCTTGATTATCTACTTTGACTGCAGTTAAAGATCCATCAACAATAACTTTTGCAGTTGCTCCAGATCCACCACCATCAGATATAGTTAAGACGGGTGGATTCCCAGCATCATATCCAGATCCAGAATTTTCAATAAGAATTTGTTTAACAAAACCATATTTTTTTGTTTCTGCAGATTTATATGACCATACAGATACTCCGTTAATTAGTGTGGCGATAGATCCTGGAAGAGTGGCATTTTTTGTAGATCTTGTCTGTGTTACCAAGGAAAATCTATTTAATTTTCTTTGATTACCTGGAAGAAGAGCAGATCCAACAAAAGGTCCAATATTATAGTTAGGAATACCAGTAGAAGCTACATACACATAATCCGTGTTGAAAAATGCATTTTGTACATTCGTAGTGTATGGTGAAATAGCGGTATTAATTGAAGTAGTTAAAGATTTGCCCTTATTCAAATCAACAGAGATAAGGATTGTACCTTGAGGATTTAAAGTTGCTGGTTGAGGTAACTGATATTGGAAAACAGTATCCGAATCTCTAGAAGTAACTTCAAACGTTCCATTATAAATGGTTGGGTTTGCACCATATATTGTAACTTGATCACCAACTAATAATCCATGAGAAACGTCACAAGTAACTGTAGCAAATCTATTATTTACGCCACCAAATGTAAGATTGGTAGCTTTAACAATTTTTTTAACGTTATAAATCCAAGTTTTTAGTTGGGGAATATCTGCAGTGCCTCCCAATTTTGAAACTGCTAATTTATCTCCAGGAAAATAATAAGATCCAGTATCTGTCAGTTTAGTTTGTTGAGCATCAACAATACCAACAATATTCAGCACTACTTCTTGAGCAGTACCGTAATTTAAATATATTTTAAAGTTTGATATAATTTCAGTGGCAGAATCCCAATTTTGAGGTGTAGTTTTAGAAGATCCCCTAGTGCATTCAATAAACTGATTTAGTGATTTTTCCTTATATCTAACAATTTCATTTCCATTAATTACAAATTCTCCATTTCTTTCAGGCCAACCAATAGTGGAGTCTACAGTAATAATATTAGTATCTTCTGTAATTGGCTCAGCTAACTTTGTCTTATATGGAACTACAAATGACCCCTGTATAGATCCAGCAGAAAGCACTAATTCATAAAGTGGTTCTTCGGAAGTTTGAATTGCAAGATAATTCTCAACTAGAGCAGTTGCATATCTTACATTAGTATCTGCAATATCAGCAAACTGTTGTACTGTAGAATCCTTAATATTAATAGGATCACCGCTTTCTAATGTGGCACGAAGAACTGTGCCGACAGACCAAGTAGCGGCGGATGGTTTAATAATTTGATCTCTTGGATAAGAAACTGTAGCATTTACACCATACAATAATTTAAAAAGATAAGAGATACTTAATGAGGTACCCTTAGTTGAATAAAATGTCTTAATTGTTCTGATTGCATTCCTAACATCAATATTAGCAAAATCTAGTTTAGGAACATCTGGTAAATATTGCTCAGAATATTTGTCTAATATCTTTCTAACAAAGACAGAATCTAAGCAAGTAATAGAAGATCCACTTAAGTGCTCAGAAGCAGATGTTGATCCAGAAAATACTGCATTTCCTTCTTCAGTATATTTCAATAATCCACTAGCAGCTCTAGCACATCCTTCAAATTTACACTTTTGATATCCGCTTCCATTTCTTACGACCTCAAATCCAGTTACTTCACCATCTCCAATATCGGCAGATGCTAGTGCTGGAGGGGGAGATTGAATGATCACCTTTGGTGGTAAAGAAGAACTATAACCTTCACCAAAGTTAGTAATATTAATATCTGTAATCTGACCGTTAAAAATTACTGCTGAAGCTTTAGCACCCACTCCACCAATGTACTGACCAGTGACAGGATCGACTCTATCATCAACAATATAAACTGATGGTACATCATCGTATCCACTACCACCATCAAGAATTTCAATATCAATTAGTCTTCCAGCAGCATCAACAGTAGAATATAATACTTGAGCACCAGTTGGTTGTATTACAGCAACTCTAGGTGCAACTTCATACCCCTGGCCAGCATTCACTAAAACTAACTGAGATACCTCTCCATTGTCATTTAAAACAGCATTAATTTTTGCTTGGATTCCATTTAGTCCTGTTGGTGGAGCAATATAAATTAATGGTGCTGTTGTATACCCAGATCCACCACTAATAATTGATATTGAATTCTCGTTTATTACTCCGTTTGTAACTGTAACCGCACCAATTTCTGCACCAGTTGGTTGCTCAAAGGTAATTCTTGGAATGAATGTATATCCACTTCCAGAAGAAATTATATTAATCGAAGTGACAGTGCCGTCCTCAACCACCGCCTCAATAACAGGTGCTTTACTTCCATCTATAGTTGGAAGATCAACTTTAACCTTTGGTGGATTATTATCACGATAACCTTTACCACCATTAATTAATTTAATTGATTTAATACCATTTACTAGTGATGTAACTGATGCACCACTACTACCAGCAGCACCCTTTACAGAAACTTTTGGTGGATATTCAAATCTATATTGAGATCCAGAATTTTTAACGACAACATCTACGAGCTCTCCATCATCATTTACACGGGAGAATCCAATTGCACCAGATCCAAAAGTGGGAATAGGAGCCTCAATTGCAAAAATATTTAAATCATTACCAACTAAAGGAATAAATGAAAACGTTATTTGATCTCCATCTAAAGTGTAATCTTCTCTTGGGACTAATACACTACCATTATAAAATATTAGTAAATATTCATCAATAATTGGAGTATAATTTACTCCTTGATTTTTTAATACAAATGTGCTTTTAATTACACTAAACTGAGATGTAATATCATCCAACTCAAAAATGGTGTTGTCTGAAAATCCTCTTAAATATACAATAGATGTTGATGTTGGATCATCATATTGAGTTTTTTCTGCTGGTGCTACTGTAAAAACAATATCATTTCCATCAATAGTATAATCTACTTCTGGCACCAATACTCTACCATATAGTGTTACTAACAGGTGCGCTGCAGATGGTACACTTATTGGTGAGTTTTGTAGTTTTAAGGTAAATCTTTCCTCCTCACCATCAAACAATTCAATAGGATTAAATAAGTTTATCCACTTTAGCTTTACTTGTCCATAGTTTACACCAGGGCTCAGTGCAATGCTTGGGGATTGCACTGATTTCTCATAAAAAATTACTTCATTGCCAATTAAAATACTTCCATTCGTTTCTAAGAATCCATCTACGTTTTCAACAACAAGAGTATCCGACTGAGAAGTAATACTTTCAACAAGAATTGTTGATCCATCTAAAATATTAACGTTTAAATCATCAATATTCAATATATCAAGAAACTGATTTAAAATATTCTGACCTAAACCAGATTTTTCTTGAGATTTATAGTAATACTCAAGAAATTTTTCAAACAATGGAAAATTTTCTTGAAAATACTCAGGTACAAGCGTCTTGATTGATTGGGAAACTTTATTAATTGACATTTATTTCAAAAACAAGAGATGCCAGCAATGTCGCCATTATTTGCAATATCTGGAATTACGATGGTTGGTGGTGTGATCTCAAAATCACTTGGCGTAAGACTATTTAGTGGGATACTGGAAGGTAATGTTGTTCCAATTGGATTAATTGAGATGACTGGAACAATCATATCAAAAACAGTAGACGGAGTTGGGGTAATGATAACAGAATTGTTAGACGGAATAATTTGTACTGCAATTTGAATCTGTCCAATACTAGAAGTTGCGGTAACACTTGTATCAACAACACCATCATTTACAGGTAAAATATTATTGCCAGCACCTATAATACTAACTGGACCAAAACAAATTTGACCAGTTTTATAATCAACAGTGCCACCTTTATCATTCGTTACTATTTTACGATTTCCACTGCTGTAATAAACGATTAGATTACCATATCCATCATCTTCAAAATATTGATCCGTATCTGGTCTATCTAAAGTCCTAAATCTAGATGATCTTATAACTGGCTCTTTTTTACAAGCAGCTGCATCACCTGTATTAGATCCACCAGGGGCACTATCATAAATTGGCGATCCAGTACTGACACAATATGTGTTTGTTTGTGCAGGATCTGGTTTAACATACTTTACAAGACTAATCTGTGTTGAAATATCAGCTATACATCTATCGGAGTTAGAAACTGCTTTTTGTAATTTAGCTAAGCTAAATTGACCATTAAAGTTATTAATGCCAGTTTGAGAAGCCCATTGAGTAATTGCATTTTGTGCGTTGGCACCGATAGCAGAAACACTTCTGCTTGAGCACGCAGGGTCGTAAGTAATGAATATTTTACTATTGATGAAAATTGAATCTGCATCAACTACTACTGGTTGAATTGATGCAATCGCATATGGTTTTAAATCATTTGCTATTTGTAATTTAGTAGCAGAGTTTAACTTGGATCCAGTTTTTGTCTTAATTGCAATAAACACTTTTCCATAAATCGCTGGATATAAACTATCTCCACCAAATGCAACTACAGTTTTTGTATTTGGATAGATTTTTTTAACTATAGTTTCATAATCCTGAGTTGTTACTGCTCGATATTGGGCACTATACCATCTTGGAGCAGAATATTTAATTTCTTCTATGGTTTCTTCCTTATCACCAAAACGAGCATATTCGGCAATTTGATAGTCAGTTTCATTTACATCATATTCATTACCATTACTATCAATAAAATTACCAATAAAGCTAAAACTCTTAACCCCATTTGCCTTTTCACCAGAAGTAACTAAGTATTCTAAATCAATAACTTGACCATCACCTAGCTTTGATCCAATTACGCCATCCCCAAAAAAGATTTCATAACGCATATCTTCAGTTTCACTTAAAAAATAAATTCTATCAATTGACTGCACTCCAGTGACATTTTCAACTTTATTGAATACATTGGATATCGTACTAGTTTTATTATCCCTAACAGAAACTTTGAGAGTTGATGTATCAACAGAGTCATTAGGAATTACATATCTCTGTCTCGCAAAAGTGTTAACACTATAGGAGAAATTTACAATTGATCCCTCCATCAATTTAACACATCTAAACTCCCCAATACCTGTAGTTTGATTTACTTCAGTCGTCATTGGATCTAAACGATTCCAAATAAAATTTCCACCTTGAGCGGTAGGTCCAGTAATCAAAGTAATGTTATTTGGATATGTGCCATCTTCACCAACTTGGGTTTGGACTTGTAGATGTAGATAGCAATATGCAGCAGTGACTGATTTTGGAGTATAATTTAATGCTTTTACTATATTGACAACATTATCTCTAACGGTGGCTGAAGCTAAAAATGCTTCATTCATCGACATATTTGCATTAAAAGCAACATAATATGTGTTATATGCTAATATGTCGATCATGTACGACAATGCAGATCCCTCAAACTCATAATCACTAAATTCTGATCGAGTTCTTAGATAACTTTTAATTGAAGACTTAATATCTTCAAAATCTAGTGCTGTTAAGTTAGTGGGTAGCATTAGGGGCGTTGTAATACAAACTGAATTGACTCTATAGTGGGCAATCCAACAATTTGGTATTCCAAGTCAACACTTATAGAATTGGTATCATAATCTGGTATGCATAAAATATTAGTAACGATAACTCGTTTCTCATAATTTCTGATTGTATTTAGTATTTCACTTTGAATAGAATCCATTAAAAATGGATCTAGTTGCTCAAATAAGAGTTGTCCTACACTAGATCCAAAATTAGGATTAAAAAGTTTTTCGCTAGGATTTGTTAGTACAATATTTTTGATTGACTGTTTAATTGCCTCAGCATCTTTTACCTCAGATACATCTGCGGTAAAGTAATTTCTGAATAGTCCAACAGAAATATCTTTAAAACTTCTAGATTTTATAAAATCAGAACCTTTAAGTGGTATGTAAGGCATTAATGCATCCTCTCTACATAATCGTCAAATCCTCCAGGACCACCACACCATCTAGAAAATCTATCCCTTGGGGGATTTTTAATAGATTTTTTTAAATAAATTTCAGATTTTGGATCAGTTATTAATACTTTAGTACCAAAATCGTCATTCATCATTTGTGGTACATTATCAGGGATGGGATGATTTGCCATATCTCTAAAAACTGGGTTACCAGAACTTTTAGAGGGGTTGCCATCCCTGATATATTTATCAGGCGTTTAGATAAAAGTATTATTTACCTTGACCACGATATCTCTTTTTACGTTCATTACGTGATGTCGCGCCAAGATGTGTATTTGCACTTCTACCTTGACGAGTTTTCTTTGGAGCTCCTTGAGTATAATTACCCTTTACAAGACCGACTTTAGATTTTACTGCCATAATTAAGATCCTACTAATACGTTGATTGCTCCACCAGCAATTTTTGATAAACAAGGTGGACCTAATGGATCCGCTACTCTACACAATGGTTTGCCATTAACCAAAACTCTTTTTTGAGTAGCAAATGCTTTTCTAATATGTGCTCCGCCGCCAGCTTTGTCTTCGACACATATGGTCTGTGTTGGACAAGGCATTGGTGGTGGAGGTGTTTGACATACTAGTGTCACCAATTGTGTGCAAGTTGGTGGATGATTTGTTAAAACATCTTGATCCAAGATTGGTACAATTCCATTTATTAAAACATTGCAAGGTTTTACCGCCAATGGCAACTGTGGAAATGGAGGCCAAATATTAGTTGCATCCATTGCTGCTATTGGTTTTGGTGGCACTTTAATACATGGAGTGCCGCACGGGACTGCTGCATGTATTGTTGCTGGAATACATTTTCCATGTCCTGTGCAAGACCCTTTGTAAATTGCTGCTGGAAGACTCATCTTACCCTATTAATTACTATACGTCAAATGGATTCCCATATGCTTTAACTGCTGCACTATATATTTCCATTGAGGTGGTAAGATTATTATATACTAACATACTACCTTCTGCAGTCCATGCTTGACACCCAGTTCCATGGAGACCTGTTACAGTATATGAATATGAAGTTGTAGTTTGAGTTGTAACTCCACCTTGTGTTGATGATGTACTACTGCTGCTCGATGCTGGAGGTCCAGGCGGAGGGCATATAATATGCCCACATCCAGTTTGTAATGGAGTGCAGCCTATTTTAATTTTAATTTTTGTCGTTTGACGACGATCTGCTCTATATTGTGTTATTAGATACTTTGTTTTTTCTGATGCCTTAGGCAAGTCAAGAAATCTTCTTTGAACTGTTTCAACTTTAACTTCTTTGTATGTTGCAAATTCTGGAATTTTTTCCTGAGTAATTGCAGACATATGATTATCTATCGCTACATTTGTTGTAGAAGAGGCAGTATCATAGGATTTGGAAAACTCAATTTCTGCTGAAGATGGATTGGTAAGATTATTAAGTACACTACCATCCATTTTATCAAAATTTTTCTTAAGTTTTTTCACCTTATCTTCAGAAAATAATCTCTGATTTAGTTGTAATTTTCTATTTCTATTTTGATCAGCTAAGAGGACTCCATTATCAACCTCACTAACAACTTTTCTCTCTGTATAGGAATCTTTTACTCTATCCAAAGCTGCTTTACCGTCAGGTGTTTTGAATCCAGCTTCAAACTCTGGCCAATATTCTTTTGCTGGACCACTCGTAATTTTATCTAACTGAGTAGTGATTGCTGCTTCTTCGTCAGTTTGTCCAGTATTAGTAACTTTTTCTTCTTTTTTATACCTGTTTCTGATACCAATAATAGGTGGATTTGAAGAACTATACCCAGTGCCAGGATCAGTGATTTTAAGACCTGTCAAAACACCATTTGAAAACGTGCCTTCGGCTTTTGCTTGCCTTCCAGTCGTAGTATCTGGTGGAGTTACAAACATAATTGGTGTGCCAACACCAGCTGTATTCCATCCTTCACCCCCATCAGTGATTACAGCACTACTGATTTGCCCATTTGAGACAGTAACAGTAATTTTTGGATCTTTAATTACTGAATAAATGTTTGGTGCGTCATTATTTACACTAAGAGTGGTATATTGAATCGATTTATCGGTAAATTCATATAAACCTATCAAAGCACACCTATCTTTTATACCATATCCAGCGACTGCAGTGATAATATGATTCCTATTTGATGTATATTGAGCGTTTTTAGTGAATTCAGATCCACTACCATTAAGATATATTACATGATAGGCAAAATTTTCAGTGTCGGTATGACCAGTTTCAGTGATTACGTGCCCATTAATGGTATCTCCCTCTCTCAGAAGGTCAAATCCAACTGGAGCACCGACAGTATTGACTGGACCAAGACCAGTAATCTTAATGGAGAAGTTAAAAGTTGTGGTTGTTGAGTCTGGATGAGAGTGTACATACGTCAGTGGGAAGGTTTGATTCAAAGAATAACCTTGACCAGGTGCTAATAATTCCAAAATTTCAAATGTTGTGCCAGTAATTACTAATGGCTCAACATCAAAGTTGATTGTTGGCTTAATACCAATCTTTACTCGGAGTCCTTGTGCTGTTGTAGTCTCAACAACAGTGTCTTCATAGATATAAAATTGATTAACATTTGTTTCTGATGCAAACCATGGATTAAAATTGACCAAAATTGGATCTAATGATCCCGTAGTAGTGCTATCATAAGCAAGTACATCAATATTTTGCCCTTGGGCATCATACATGAAGTTAATTTTTGTCACCCCAGTAGGAACTTCTGTAGATAAAGCGTTGTATTTGAAGATTAATTTCTTAGAATCCGTGCCAATTCCATAGATTGTCGGATATGGGCAGTCTGGATCGCCAGTTTCATCACCACTTTCTGTAGTATAACTGCATGTCATTTTATTTGGAGTGCAGAAAAATGACGTACATTCAACGCAAATTGCTCCATCTGCCGTTGGTGCTGTTGTTGTGGATCCTCCAGGTGGATTGGTGCCTCCCGTAAAAGTCGATGATCCTGTCCGTTGCTCATGAATCAACCAATAGCATGGATTATCAATTACCCCTGCATTTGCACCAGATTCCCAAACATATATGAACCAAGTGTCACTATCCATCCATTTGAAAGATAATCCATTTGGTGTACTGTCAAAAATCTTTTGCTGAGTATTACATACTCCCCTTACTTCCTTTCCACAAGTAGCACCTGCAAGCTCAGTTGCACCAACTGGAGATGAATATGATCTTCCAGAATTCGTAGTAACAAGTGTCCCACCATATAAAACCTGATTCTGTGGAGGTCTCCTTACGTTACCATACGTGATTGGAGTTGGATATGTCTCGTGAATAGATAATTTTGTACGTTTTGCATCCCCTGGCACCTGAGGATCACAATGACTCGTGTCTAGAGAAAACCCACTACATGCACTCCCATCTGTATGGCAATCAGGCATTGTCCTCTAACACTCCTAGTTTTGTGTAAATTAGATCTAAATTCTCTTTGATATTCAAATATCCTTCCATTTCATTTTGTATATCCGTGCCTATAGGTTTGTATAGTACTTTATCAACAGACTGAATATCTTCTATGTATTCAACAACGATATTGTGTGCGGATTCTAGATCATTCAAACGCTCACCAATCTTGATAAGACATTCATTTACCGTCTTCATTGCATCATGAATGTCAGCAAATCGATTATCAACTTCCTGAATCATTTGTTGAATAAGTTTGTTTTCCTCTTCTGTCATTATATGAAATGTAAACGCGGTTTTTTGTGGTTTTCGCGGTGTGGTAGCGCGACATTAATCTTCAAGTTTCTTGAGAGTAAAACTTCCAGTGACATCATCAACCTCATATTCTAAAGAATCTCCCTCTTTCCATCCAAGATCTTCACAGATTTCATCAGGAATAGGAAGAATTAACTCTCCAAACTCGTCTTCTTCGATAGTGATAGTGAATCTCTTGGACATAATTCTTATAACCTATTAACTTATGGATTATTTGTCGGATTATTCACCTGACGAATTTTCCAGTTTATAAAAACCTCAGAGGTAAATTTTTTTCCTGGGAATTTTTTTTTATATAGGCTGGAAGGAGATTCGATTTTGATATATCTAAGGCGTTGGGATACTTTTGTAGGTTAGGGTAGTATTCGGTTTTTAATTTAGGGGCCGCCCTAAGTATAACAAACCCCAAATTTAACTGCGATTTCGTATAATTTAGTGAGGGACATTTGACTGCCCCTCAGTATAACTCAGAAGTCGATCTCTGTCAAGGTCGGAATACCCAGGACGGACTCAATCATGGGAGACTCAATATAATCGAAGGTGCTCACATTGTCAGAGGTGAGGGCATCGAGAATCGAGAGGATTTCGGTACCAGTGCTACCCTGACGGAGCATCGAGATCATAACAGATTTGGACATAGGATTGTGCTGTTGAGTGTTAGTGAATGTGGGGTGAGTTTAGTGTCATCACCCAGGACAGATTGTCATGCCAGACGCATACCATCAAAGAAAGGAATTGCACCACCTTCCTGTTGCACAAACCACTGAAAGTTTTTCTGGAAGACTTTCTCACCAGGCAAACCATGCACAGAGAGAAGTGCATTGAGGCGGGACTTTGTGGTCACAGAATGCCATCCACCAGAGAAGAGTTGGATGAAGTCGTTACCAATGGAAGCGATGTGATTGCCGTGCAGATAGACAAACGAAACGTCGCTAATCGTCACGACTTGAGTGTTGCCAGACTTGAAATCTTTCCGATCGATGATGGCGTCATTCATCTTGGTTTCGATCTTACGCATGAGAGGAATCTGAGAGGGTCTGTGAAGTGTTTAGGAGGTCTCTCCCCCTGATGTCCTTAGTATGGCACCTCTGGGGGGTCTCTGGGGGGTTTGGTGGACACTTGTCAGACTGGCACACCCTGACCCTGATTTCTCTTTACTTTCCTCCCAAAGTACTTAGTTGGTTCTCTTTAACCCTGACAGTGTTGATTGTAGAGGATC